CACGGGGCAATGCCCCCCACTGGCACCTTCCGCCAGCTTGTGTCCAACCAAGATTTTGGGGACGACATGTGGGGCAGCGTCGCTGAGGCGGCGAGAGACTGGTTCAACTTTCGGACTGCCTATAAGGCGTTGGCGGTCTGGAACGTGCCTGTCACTTCCGGCTCCAAGGGCGACCCGGAACTCGAACCCCCGTTCAAAAGCGCAGACGACCTCGAGTTTCTCAAGCGCACGTTCTTCAGGGATGAGAGCGGGCGCATTCGTGCGGCCCTTAACAAGGCCTCGATCCTCAAGAGCCTGACTGTCGCCGCCCGACGAGGGACCATCGCGCCTGGCGTGAGGGACGCCCAGGCTGTCGAGAACGCTCTGCGCGAGGGCGCGATGTGGGGTGCGGATTTCCATGCCGAGCTACTCCAGGCACTGGGATCCTTCCCACTCGAGGAGGAGGGGTATGCCTGCTGCCCCCGCCTCCCGAGCTACGAACGCATTATCGCCGAGTTCCAGGGTCGATCGCTCAAGACTTGGGACTCGGGGGGCCAACTGGAAGGCGGTGCGGCAGTCGAGTACAGTGTCGAGGCGACGTCTGGACCCGTCAGCAACGGAGCCCCCGACGGAGGAGCCGTGCGTGCTGATGACCAGGAAGGAACGACCATCTTGGAGATCCAGGGTGCGCAACCCGCCGCCGCAGCCCCGGCGATCACGTTCACTCCGTCGCTGCAGCTGCAGGACGCGACCGGTTCGCTCATCACCATCTACAGTACCACTCTCTCGATGAACAACTACGTCGGGATCGATCTCAACGTGTGGAAGCTGTGGGCGCAGACCCCCTCGATCGTGCGGAAGCTCGCCAACTACCGCTACATCTCGGGCACCATGCGAGTGGTGATCGAGCTGCAAGGCAACCTCGGATCCTACGGAGTCATTTCGGCTTTCGTGTACGACCCTCTCAGTTACCGAGGCGTGGTGGGGTACGGCTCGTCGGCCGATGTCCACTGTGTCCAGTTGCCCAACGTCGAGATGGACTTGCGAACCAACCCCGTTGGGGAATTGCTTGTCCCCAGCACCAACCCAGCCGGTCTGGTCAACGTCGAGTCCACGACCTACGACTCCTACGCCACGGTCGATTCGACGCCCAGGGTGTACATTGTCAGCAGAAAGGTACCTCGATCGGCAGTCGGCAGCACCACCAGCATCAACATGACCATCCGTGCGTGCGTCCCCGATTTGGTGAAAGGGAGCATCACCTCCACGTACATGGTCACGCCCACGTCGGGGAGGGTCGAGACCGGTGTTGTCAGCGGGGCCCTCGGCAGCATCGCGTCGCTGGCCAGGGCGGCGGCGAAGGTTCCCGTCGTTGGGCAATGGGCGCAGACCACCGAGCTGTTCGCCACGGGAGGCGCTAGGGTCGCCCAGGCGCTGGGGTACTCTAGGCCGCAGGACCTATCCGTGACCCCCGTGGTGGTGCAGGCGCCATCGACCATGACCATGGCCAACGGAATCGGACCGGTTTCCTCTGTTGTCCTCGGGATGGACCCCCAGAGCAGCGTCCCCATCGGGGGTGCCGGCGCCGGCTTCACCGACGAAGACGAG